TTAAAAGTTTTGCAATCCTATTACGTCTCCGAACATCATCTTCAGATAGAGTGCAATACTTACCATCAAGAGCAAATAGTTCTTTATATGAAATGATATAGTATTTTCCTGACTTATGAAGAATGTGAGCACTCTGGTATAGTTTCTTTTCGTGCTTACTTGAAATACCTACACGCTGTAGGGTTTCTTTAACAACTAGAAAAGTATCTGGTTCATCAAGTGTTACTTCAATCATCAGAGAGGGATTCCAATCAACGTATCCCTCTTTATTCAATTCACTCATTTTCTCATTCCACCTTTATTCAATCTTTGTTTGATAAAATTTATCTCTTCTCTATTTAGAAGTCTTAGGGCTTCTAATGCCCGTTTATCATTGTAACCATAATATTCTTTAATGGCGGCTAGATTCTCTGCATCTTCTTTTTTAACCCAAGGAGTGTATCTCTTTTTCTTTCTCAAAGAATGTAGATAAAAGGCATATTGCATATCCTTAGAGATATAAGGATATTGATTCAGTTCATTGGCAAACAGAATCGTATCAAGATGCCCAGCAACACACTTATTGACAATATAAGGAGTATAGGAAGAAATATTTTCAGGAATCTCCTCAATAAGATTCTCTTTCGAGAAATTGATTGAAGTTAGCCACTGTCCTAAATCCGGTGCAGTCATTTAACCTAGATCTTGTAAAAAACCCGTTTCAAGAAATGCCTCTTGTTCCATATCAACAATAGGTGTTGCAAACTCAATAGGAGGATTTGCAGTTTCAAACGTTTCAGTGCATAGACCAAAAAGTTCAATAAGGGTTAGAGTATCTGTTACATCAATTGCCTTTAGGTCTTTTTCAATTACCCAGTCTTGAAATAGGTCAATCTCTTTCCAGGGGTCTTCGGAATAACCCCACGGTGGTTTAATGTCATTCATTATGCAGCTCCAGTTTTTAGAAATTCGGGTAGACCCTTATAAAGGCTATAGGCATACTGCCGTTGCTCTTCGGTTAGTGAATCTTGATGCAGTTCACTAAACTCCCCGGCGGGCTCTTCTCCTAAAAGGTCCATAACAATGTTTGGCTTCCAGTTGTCATATGCAAAAGGATTCTGCCAAGTTGAGTCTTCGGTTAGATTGTTATAAAAAACTGTTGCAAGTGTAGCCAGGTCGTCGGTTTGATTTCGGTTCATAATTAACTCCATTCGATTTCATAGTAAAAAACTCTATTGATTTTCTAGACGCTTCACAGCAGATGCTAAATGGTGAAAATCACCGCTCAGTCTTAATTCCGCTCCACGCCCGTAATCGGCGTACTCCGCCGATGAAATTTCTTTATCGGTTAGGCTGCGCCAACCTTCCTTTAAGATATTGATAGAGGCATTTAAGTCTCTATCATGTTTTGAGCCGCAAGACGGACAAGTCCATTCCCGAATGTTTAGAGGCATCTTGTCTTCCTTGTAACCACAAGAACTACAAGTCTTACTAGAGGGAAAGAAGCGGTTAATCTTAACCAAGACTTTTCCATACCAGTTGCATTTATACTCTAACATAGAAACAAAAGTAGACCAGGCTGCATCAGAAATAGACTTCGCCAGTTTGCGGTTTTTCAGCATTCCAGAAACATTAAGGTCTTCAAGAACTATTAAATCAAATGTGTTCACTAAAGCGGTAGACACATTATGAAGAAAATAAATTCTTGAATTGGTAATGAATTCGTGTACTTTAGCAACTTTTATTCGTTGCCGGTTGTAACGATTACTACCTTTAGTCTTACGACTTAAATGTTTCTGTGCTTTTTTGAGTTTCGCTTGGTTCTTGCGAAACCACTTGGGGTTGTTGATAACTTGACCATTTGAAAGAATGAACAAGTCTTTAATGCCCAAATCAATACCTACTACTTTACCCGTAGAGGGTATTGGATTGAGTTCTTGCTTAATCAAGATAGAGACAAAATATTTTCCGGTTGGTGTTTTAGAAACAGTAATGCTCCTGAAGTCTGCTTCTTCGGGAATTTCGCGGTCAATAACAACTTTAACCCAACCAATTTTTTCAAGTCTAACTAAAGAGTTTTTTTGGTCAAGTTTAAACCTTTGATTATTGAGTCTAAAAGACTGCCTATTTGATTTCTTCTTGTATCTGGGTCTTCCGAGTTTAACCTTTCGTTTCTTGTTGAAAAACTGTTTCTTAAATTCAATAAAGTCATCTCTTTTTTGTTGAAGGGTAGAAGCAGAAACCTCTTTAAGAAACTCAAATTCAGGAGTGTCTTTAAGCGTCTTCTCGGTAATAACTTCCTTGGAGTTGTTATTGAAGTTTTCAACAAGTTTATTCCAAACAAACCTGCAACAGCCGAAAGTCTTTGCTAGTAGAATTTCTTGCTCTTCAGACGGATAAATCCGAAACTTGTATGCTTTTAAGTGCATCCGCTCTGTTTATTGGTTGGCAATACTATTTAGTAAAGTTTTATTTTATAAGGGGAGAATTGCTCCTCCCCACCTGAAAAGCGCCAACCAACCAGGCATCTTTATTTAGTGAAGTTTTAACAACAAAAAACATAATGCACAATATAATTTTCAAGTAAGTTAAGTTAACCAGAAAACTCCAATTCATACATAATTTCAGTTACACAAGACATCATATTGATTTCTTGGTCTGCAACTTTCGTTGCTAAATCCTGGTATTTTGCCAGAATCACAATACAAGGAGGAATCGTTGCTTTAACGATTTCTTCATTTTTCCATAACTCATCAAAGATTTTTCTGATTGTAATGGATGGGTCGTTATCAATGTTCTGAATAACCCATTTTCGCACATTAGCATAGTTCTTGCTCTTGATGTGCTGAAATAATTCAATAACTGAAACATCGGATGTTGTTCCAAGAATACCAACATCAATGATACCGTTTCTTGCATATCCCTGAAGTTCTAGAAGTGTTCTCCTAAAATCAGGATAATATTTACCAACATAAGATGCAACAACTTTTTTGTCAAACTCAATATTCTCAGTTTCTAAAATCGTGCAAACACTCTTAAAGAATCGGGCAAGAATCTTTTGTTTTTCGTCAGACGGAAATGTGAAGTCCTTATTAATACACCTTGAGCACAGGGCTTTGTCAATTCGGTTCTTGTAATTACAAGTGAAGATGAAGACACAATTTGATTGAAAGTCTTCAATAAATGCCCGAAGTGCAAGTTGTGCATCGTGAGTGAGATTGTCGGCCTCGTCAATCAGTAGAAACTTCTTCCCGGTTGATAAAAGAGAAATCGTAGAAGCATATGATTTAACTTTATTGCGAATCACATCAATGCTTCTTTCTTCACTTCCATTAATCTTTATGAAGTCTCTACCTAGTTCATCTGCAAGCGCAAGCGTTACTGATGTTTTTCCAGTTCCAGACGGGCCAGAAAGGAGAAGATTTGGGACATTTCCAGAATCCCTCAGTTCAATAAAGTATGACTTTAATTGTTCAGGAAGAATACATTCATCTACTGTTTTTGGCCTATGTTTTTCAGTGAAGAGGAACTCATTGTTCATTATATAAATTGCGGGGTTAATCAAATAGTTCAACGTCTTCAATAAAGAATTTAAGGTCTTCTTCTGTCATAGAGACATCATTCTCCACCTTAACTTTAGGTCCAATAAAATCATTGATTCGTTGAATTCTTGTTTCAATGTCTTTTACATCAAGATTATGAAGTTCATAATTTCCGGTGAAGTCAAACAGTGGAACAAAGGTTAGAGAATCACCCCGTTCAAAGAGTTTGTGCATACCCATTAGTTCGTAAGTGGCAGCCCCGGCGGCGGCAACGACACGCCGATCGGAGGCGGCATACCCGGCGGCATACCAGGCGGCATTCCCGGCGGCAGCCCCGGCGGCATACCTGGCGGCATTCCCGGCGGCATTCCTGGCGGCATAGTAGGTGGCATAGTCGGGGGCATCATAACGGCGGGCAACTTCATCCCATTGGTTCTCGGTAAGACCATCCATAAACCACCAGAAGTTAAGGACGGTTTCGTAGTTTGGTCCTAGAAAATTCTGTGGATTTTTTAGGGCTTCAGGGTTTTGAAGTTCGTTGGAGAAGTTTTGATGTGCTTTGGAGTAGTTCATAAGTCGTTAAAAGAACTGTCAGGTTCTAGGGCAATAACATATTCAAGTTCTTGGTTTGCATTGCTGAACTTGGAAGCAAATCTACCGCCAGGAAAACGGGCGATATCCAGTTGATAAGAGCCAGGAAGAATCATAATGTTCTTCTCTACGAAGTTAAGAGCGAACTCATTTTCAGTTGTTCCTAGAGTAATGTTGTAACTCTTTGATGTTGTTTCTTCTTTATTGTGAACAACAAGTTCTACTTGCCCTTCTGCACCAACAAGAGAAAGGTCAGTAAGAAAGTACATACTTGCAGCCTTACGAACACGTTCAATAACATCAGAATCAAGATTTACACTGAGAACAATATCTTCAAAAGGAAAGTCTTGAGTAGGAATGTTAAGATTCTTAGTCAGTGAAAACAGGTCAGCATAATAAAACTTCATCTTAGTGTGTCCTTGGCTGACGAGAATATAATGTTCATCTGAAAAATCTACATCGGCGTCTTTATGGAGCGAGAAAATATTCAAAAATTGACGCAGTTCATAAATCGGAATATCACGGGGAAATGTTTCGGCAACAGTAGTCTTGGCAAAAACATTACGCTCAGAGTTAATAGTTCGGATAACATTTCCAGGTGAAATAACAATAGAGTTATTAATTGTCGAAAAGTTTTTCAATAGTTCAATAGTTTCAGGAGAAAGTCTCATATTGTTCAGTAGTAGGTTTATCGTGATTTGAGAAATGAAATAGAAAGATGCCGAAATGAATAATCTTTAGACAATCAGCCTTAGAAAGTCCGTTCTTCTTTCCATATCTGCTTGCATATTTGATAATGCTAGAGCGCGAAAATGGAATACCATCTCCAATCGCTGAAATCAGGTCCATTGCCTGAACTCCATTTTCTCCAACATAATGAGCACCATATGTGCCAATTAAATATTCTTCAATCTGATTGAGGATTTCACCCTCGTTATATTTCCAAAAGTGCTGGTTTTTATCTGTCATAAGTTTTCTTCCTTGAATAGTAATGTATCACTAAAAACACATTAGCGGTGCTTATGTGTGCCAGTTCGTCAAGTGGCACGGGCAATGCGGCTGAAGTTACCCTGCTTCTCAAATTCAATAACGTGCTCAAACTTTTCTGTCACTCCTTCTCGATGAGAAATAATGAACGTATTAGTATCAGTAAAGACATACTTGATAATTTTAATGAATTCTTCCATACCAGATTCATCAAGTGAACTGTCTAAAATCTCATCAAAGATGAGCAGATTTGTATTAGTTGAGTTCTTGATTTTTACAAGTTCTCTAAACGTCCAAAGAATGCTAAGATTAATTCGTTGTTTCTGTCCTTCTGAGAATGAAC